TCCAGGTGGCGCGGGCGCCGGCTACTTGGTGGAGCATGCCATCGGCATACCAGCGCATCGTCACGGACTTCAGGGCAGTCTGCAGTCCCGCCAGTGCGTAGGTGGCGCTGGTCGCTGCCACCAGCGTTTCGACCATGGCGCAGCTCACCAGGAAGTCCCCGAACTGCGGCGCAGTGCCAGCAGTGCCAGAGCCGCTCAGGTAGATCGAGAAGCTGACGGTGACGCGGCGATTGATCAGCCGCTGCAGGTCGGCGCCATGCCACGGCCTTACGGTCTCGCGCGCCAGGCGGTCAACTACCAGCGGCGCAACGTCTGGATCTCGGACGATCTCAAGCGCCTTGTACGTGCTCGCCGAGGGGGTCCCGTAGGTGCTCTCCTCCGAGTAGGTCAGCAGGCTCCGGCGCGTCAGCATTGTCCTGGGTGGCGGTGGCCTCTACGGCCGGGTCAGTGGTGAGCCACTCCGTCCCATCAGGGCTCAGAGTGTAATGGCCGCATTCCGTAGGGAATGGCGGCAGTCCTGCCGGTTTGGCTTTGGCTGGCATTGTTAGGCCGTCAGGTCTGCACTCAGGCTACGGAACCCGATTTCATAACTCAGGATGCACATTCCAGGGCTGTCGTCGCCCTTCTCTGGCTCCCATTGCACGTTCGGGCGGGCCGGGCGGATGATCGATGCCAGGCCGTCGATCGTGGGGTTGGCGAACAGCACCTGATGCACGCTCACCCGGATTGGATCGGCGATCACCGACACCGCGCCACCTCGGGTCAGGATCACGATGCGCACAATCAGGCTGCGATCCGTGCGGCAGGTGGTTTCACCGGTAGGGGTTTCGGTGTCAGGCTCGATCAGGATCGCTGGGCATTCATCACGGATGAACGCTTCCGCACGATCCCGATACACCCGCCCGCCCACGATGGCGGTCTGGTTGGTGATGGCCGTTTGGAGGGCGGTGAGGATTTGCTCGGTGAGGCTGGGCATGGGTTCAGGCTATGGGGCAGCCTTCTCGCTCCCTGATGTGCAGATGTAGGCAGTGGGGCAGGGCGTCCGCTCCAGGGTCACGTTCCACAGCCTCGGAAAGGGCCTGCGTTCATTGAGGGACCAGATAAGCCCCGCCGCTCGGTCGGTGTCGTCGCCGATGTAATCGGCCAGGTCGTCGCTGATCAGCAGGCGCCTGCGCATCCATATTTGCTTCGTGAGAGTGGTGGGTTTGCCCCAGAACTGCCACCACTTCGGCCTGATTGTTTCGGTTGTGATCTGCTCTTGCCACCAAGAAAGGATGCTGTTCCCTGACGGCAGCAGTCGCGGCGGCAGCAGGGGCAGGCCCGGCAGGGCCGTGCCATCCGGGGCCTTGTAATCTTCAGTCATCGGTGCGCCTCCAGTGGCGTAGTGATCATGGGTCGGGCTGTTTGCGCAGCGCCGGCCCGCCACATCCTAGGGCCTCCCCCTGCCGTCAGGCCCGCCCGGCTGCTGCGGAAGTTCCTACGGCGTTGACCAGGGCCGTGAGGCTGGTCATGGGGTCACATAGCCGCCCGGATGGCGGTGATCTGGCCGGCGGTGAGGGTGGCGGGGAAAATCATCACACGCTCCACCGTGAAGCCGTTTTGGAGGTTGATGTTGGTGCCAGAGATCACGGCGCAACCTTCGGGTTTTTCGACCATGGTGTAAGTGCCGGTGATTACTCCGGTGCCGTCGATGACTGCGCTGTCGGCGGTGCGGGTGACGGCTGCGGTAGTGGTGGAGATGTGGCTGGTGGGGGAAGCCCCGGCTTGTAGGTCGGCGCCATAGACATGGATAGTGCCGGTGCCGTCGGCGGTGTAGCTGCCTTCATCCATAAATACAATGCCACGCTGAGAGATTGCACCAGTAACCGATGGGCATATTGCTGTGCATCTATACCATCCATTGCCAGCATTTTGGATGGCTGAAGAAATTGCATTGCCAACCGTCGTTGATACGGTAGAAAGGTAAAAATTGGATAGAATATTAACTCCGGCTTTGTTTCGTATTCCTACGCGGCAAGTGGTCTTAGTGCCTGCTTTAACGTAGCAGGACATTGCGTAGGTCGTGGTATCTGCTAGCGCAACGCTTTGAAAGCAACCAACGTTTGCACTAGTTATTCCGTTGACATCTGTTAGCGTTTCGGCGGACGTAGTTCCACTTGGCGCTAGCTGGGTGTTGGCTGTTACCGTTGCATTCAGGACACTCCAAACGCCCGCAATATCAAACTGCTCACTCCTCAACAGCAGATTTTCCCCACTCGGCTCCACCAGCATCCCCAAACTCCGCCGAGTCACCGGGTCATGCGTGAACCTGGGAACATTGGTTTGCGCCCGCTGGATAAACCCATCCGAGCCAACAAACGTCCCCTGATTGCCACCCGTAAACGTAAGTTTGTCGGTCAGACTGACAGCCTCAATCTCCCGCCGTTCCAAGGCAGGCCGGAAGTCCAGGGTTGGCGCAACGCCAGCAATCGCGGCAGGCACTGCGCCGATGGAGAACCGGCTTCCCTTGGGCAGCTTTAGGCCTTCGGCAATGGCCAGGCTCACAGCTCACCCTCCTCGATCTCGGGCGGCGGGGGAGGCACGACCACAGCATCGGGGCCCGTGTAGTCCGGGTTTGGCATTCCGTTCTGCAGGAAGCGGGGCTGAGCGATGCCTTTGAAATACGGGCCTACCTCGTACTGTTCGCATCGTTGGCGAATGGTTTCCACCACTCCAGCCGCAAAATACTCCTCGGGTGATGTAGCCGGCGTAGCGCCCGCGTTGATCATGATGAGCCACTCCGCCATCAGCGCTGGCGTCAGCTCGTCGGGAATGGTGAGGGTGAACTGAGCCATGATTAAGACTTGATGATGGAGAACCGGATCACGATCGCCTCAGATAGTGAGCCGGCCGTGATGTTGCGCACGTTGACGCTGGCTGAACCAGCAGCAGCCTGCGCGTTCAGCGAGTACGCCAGAGCGGTTCCTCCTGAAACGTGATTTAGCACCAGCGCATCATTTGCTGTGATGCTGCTGTTGGTGAGCGTGAATGAAACGGTGGTATCAGCCGCCAGCGCCGCCCCATTCATCGTGATGTCACCGCATGGGGCGTTCAGCGTGACCCCCGTCGATTTGTTGGTGGCCTGGGTGACAGTGCCGCGCCCGGCGCCATAGCCGAACGTCCCTGCGGTTGCGTCGTAGCTGAGATTCCCGCCCGCGTAGGCGCCGCTGGAGTTGTAGGGCACCTGCCCGTTTGATCCCGCCACATAACCCACGGTGCCGGTGGCATCGGGGACCGTTACCGTGCGGTTGGCCGTGGGCGTGACCAGGCTGAACGTGGTCTTGTAGGTCCCGCCGTCTTCGAGCAACAGATCGCCCGGAACCTGCAGCTCGCCGGTGATCCATTTGAAGCCGGTTACAGCACCGAATGCGCCAGACGAATTGATCTGAACATCACCGCTGGAGCCCCCCGGCGTCGGAATGGTCGGCGTGCCGCTGAGGCTGCTGTAAGCAATTTGCGCCCCATCGCCGCCGCTGTGGTCGTGGCTGTCGCCGTTGGTGACACCTTCCGCCGCAGGGGCGTAGTCCGTGGCGTCGGTGGCCGCGGCAGTGCCGAGGGTTGGCGTGCCGCTCAGGTCGCTGTAGGCGCCGCTGGTGGCGACCGTGGCCAGGTCACCAGGCTGCACGGCAGAGTCAGCCAAGGCGCCCTGGGCAGACGTGGCCGCGCCGATGTCCGCAGGGGTCAAGGCCTTCGGCTCCCACCGATCTGCCGCGTCATCCCACGCCAGTACGTCGCCATCGGTCTTGCTGCCGTTGGCCTCGACATCATGCAGATCGGCCAGGCGGCTGCCGGTGGTGCTGCGCACCATCAGGATCCCGCTGCCCACGCCCTTGTTCACCACCGCTGCCGCCGGCAGCTTCAGGTTCGGCGCTTGGGGCTCGGTGGCGGTGAATCCACCGGGCACCGCAGGGTTGACCCAGAGGATGTCGCCCTCGTTGAAAGCGTTGGTGTTGACGTTGAGGATCTTGCCCCATGCGATCACCTTGCCATTGGTGCCGGTGTTAATGGCCTCGCTGGTGACACCCAGGAAGTAGTAAGGGGGGTCTGTTCCATTGGCGATGGCGGGCTTGATCAGCAGCCGCCCGCTTGCGCCCACCGTTCCGGCAAAGCTCACCGCCACGCCCTTGGCAATGTTTACGCCCGTCTGGTTGCGCACCGTGAGCGGCACCTGTTCGACCAGAGGATTGGCCGCGAACAGGTCGGCAATGTCTTGCGCAGTGGCGTCAACCGTGGCGCCGGTCTGATCCATCGGCACCCGCTCGTCACCAACAAGCGGCAGGTTCGCGTTTGCCAGGCCTGTGATCGTGGTTTCAGCCATCAGAGAGTCACCAGGTACCGGCCATCCAGTGTCGTTATCTTCAGGCTACCCAGTGTCGTGATTACGGTTCCAACGATCACCGGGGGAGCCGTGGGCTTGCTGAGACTGATCAAACAGAACAGCCCATCATCCACTAAGCGGTTTTCTCGAACCGTGTAGTAATTCGTATCAACTTGCACATTATCGCCATACTTCAATGCACCGAATTTTGATGCTTCACAGCGAAGCATATAATCGGTGCTGATCTGCATGTTATCCAGCACATACTCACCAGGCATGTCGAGAATCCCCACGCCCTGAATGGCTCCAGCAACCACAGGGAGGCTGAAGTCACTCAGGAACAGCAGGGGATCCTCGACAAACATCAGCCGTACTTCTTCAGGCCGTGGCCGTTGACCGAGTAGACGGTGGTGCCAGAGCTGGCGATGGTGCCCACGAATCGGATATAGCGCTTGAGCGCATCGCGGTTCAGGGTCATCACCTGCTTGCTGGCAGCTTGGGCCACAGCAGTGAAGCCGCCGCCGGTCACATCAGAGAAGTCGCCGGTCTCAGTGGTGTCGCTGTGCTGGATCTTGCCGGTCATGGTGCCGGAAGCAGCAGCAGCGCCAGCATCCAAAACGATCTGGATGTCGCCGTCGAAATCCTTCAGGTCGGCGATGTTGGTGGTAGCACCGGTGAAGGTGGCGGTTTCAGATGCCGCCGGGTGAAGGGTGAAGTGCTGGAGCTTTTCCAGCGTCTGTTGGAAAATAGCCATTTCAGGCAGCCTCAGAAATAAGGGGTTTGCGGATGCGTGGCTTCTGGGCCACAGGCTCAGGATCAGGATCGGGATCCTGCGCCTCTCTAGCCTTGCTGGTGCCCACCAAATAGCGAGCATCACGGTCAGGAATGTCCACCACCTCACCGGCCAGCAAGGGCTGACCGGCAAAGGAAGTGCGGCGCAGAATCTCAATCCTCATGACGATCAGAGAGTGTCGTTACCACGGGTGAAGGATTCGGGGTGACGCACGGCCACGTCAACGTCCTGCAGGGCCACCACGCGAACGCCACCGGAGGTGTCGAGTGCGTAGGGGTTGACCTGCAGATCCAGCGCGCCCCACATGCCCATCAACATCTGATTCCAGACACCGAAAAACACATCACCGCTGGCCACCTGGTTGGAGCGGACCACGGGATAGCCGTTGACCGTGCCGCCGGGCTCCAGAACGAACTGGGCTTCGCTGCCAATCTTGCTGGTGGTCTTGAAGGCGCCGTAGCGGGTGGAGTTTGTCAGGTACGACATAGCGCCGATGTCGGCGTTGTCGGCATTGATCGAGGTCTCCATCGCCACCAGCTCCGCATAGGTGGGAGAGGCTGCGCCGAAGTTTTCGGTGTTGATGCCGGTGATTAGCTTGAGGCCAAGGGGCTGGTTGGTGTTGCCCAGTCCGTAAAGAGCGGCGCGGTCGATCTCAAGAGCAATCACGGTGGCGAGCTCGTTGCGCACCATCGTTTCTACGTCGATGCTCGACTGGAGCAGCAGCCGGCGGCTGAATTCGGTGTAGGCGCCGAGGGTCTTCGGCGTCATGTTCACCTGATCAACCTGCGGGTTGCTCTCGGACGGCGTGCCCTTTTCTGCCACCCAGTACGCGGTAGCTCCGGCGGTCTGCCTGGGGATCGCTACCGGGCCATTGAGGCCGGTGAGCATCGTGACGCCCAAGGTGTTGAGCGCCAAGCGATTGCGCAGCAGCTCGATGAAGCTGCCGGGCCGGGCGTCGGTGAACACCAGATCGCCAGCGCTGGCGGCAGTGCCCACGGTCAGATCACGCTGGAGCACCTCATTGGAGACCAGGTAGCCGCGGGCGCTTACGCCCAGCCTCTTCTCCACCGCGGCCGACACCTCACGCTCGAAACCGGCGGCCTCGTAGGCGGCGCGATCGTTCGGGAAGGCCTGGGCGCGGATGGCACGCAGGAAGCTGTAGGACTTCGCTTCGTTGTCGCTCAGGCCAATGTCAGCCGAGCCGCCGGCCACAGGCTGGGCGGCAGGGGCTGCCGGAGTAGCGGGCTGCTTGGAGCGCTTGGCGATCGCCGCCAATACCTCCTTCATGGCGTCGCCTTCGCTGGCGCCGCGTTCAATCAAGCCTTGCGCCAGATCGTCGGCCTTGTGCTCACGGCACAGGCTGGTGATGGAGGCAACTCGTGCGCGCTCATCGGCCGCAGCCTGAGCCCGCACCG